GTGGTATATTGGCGTTGCCACACAACCAATATAGGGGATAAATCATGTTAAATTCTGCTTATATTTGCCAACAAATACCTATGGAAATTCGCCCATTTTTTAAAATTGAAATGGCAGAAATTTCGGAAAAACACGCACATTTGTTGGATAATATTGCTCAATCTATTCAGACCATTTCGCAATTTGTTCATCTGAACAAAACGGTGAATGTAATTGTTGGTTCGTGTCCATTTGAACTGTCAATGTCAAATTCAGTTTTATCGGTACAGATACTTGAACCTGCTCTACACATAGCGATTGAGAATTTTGTTTTTCTTGATTTGAATGTGATGTTGTCGTTACCTCCTTCGCTTCAGAAAGCGTGTGCGGTGGAGGAGTTTGCTCACGTTTTGATGAATATCCGTGATGAACATCTTGTGAAAATGGTTGTCGCTGAGATGTTGCCTGATGTGGCGTATCAAAATGGGCGATATGTTCCCGTTTAATGTCGCTATAGTTCAGTTTGTTTGCATAAATTACATTAGAAGAAATCATTTTTGCTCCTTATTTGAACAATTTATTGAATTTAGGGTGTAGAAAACCGCCTCACGTTTTCGCGAGGTGAGGCGGTGAGTTAAATTAGATTAGAAGTTATTTAATCGCTTTGGTTGTGGTTGTTCATCAAGTAGGCTTAACATTCCTTTGATGAACATAATACGTTCACTTTTTGCTTGAACATATTTTCGAGCTTTCTCTAAAGCGTTTTCGGTTGGCATATTAAGGTTATAGAGGTAATGCCCTCCGATAAATTTGTCTATATCTCTACCAAGATGTGGATATTCTTTGCGGATTTTTTCGCCCATTTCATACGCACCATTAAGTGAGTGGTACAGGTTAGCGATAATGCGGATGGCTTCTTCGTCTGCTTCGGCTTCAGCAAGGGGGAGATTTTGTTGTTGCGGTTGTTGCAAAGCCCTGCGTTCGCACTCGATGAAGTATTTGCGAACTTGTCGCCCTTTTTCGTTGCGTTCGACCATTGCGAGTTCTTTGCCCATATCAAGGGTGATGTGATATTCCTTGCGTGGTCTGCCGTTAGTGCGTTCTGTTACGATGATGTAGTCTTCGTTTTGGGTGAAGCCGTAGTCTGAAATTCGGTCAGAAATCCAATTTCCAAACTGTGTTTTTGCTTCTAGAAATTGATGTAGATCACGAGCATTACAAAGTTGTAAAGGTTGATTTGCAATTTGACCGTTGAAAACGGCAACTAAATTTGAATTAGTCATTTGTTTATCCTTGTAGTAAATTTTTAAAACTCACCACAAACAAACGCCAATTTGTTGGTGGTGAACTGTTCAAGGTTGGCGTACCGTCCTACAAGGTAACGGCGATCTTTCGATCCCTCAAACAGCCCACCGTTGGACTTTTTAAGAAATTTCTTAAAAAGGTTGATTTGCTGTTTTCAGCTATAAAAAAAGTCGCTTGGGGCGACTATCTTTTTCACTGCCCTTGTAGAATATTCAGTACGCCAATACTGACTTTCAGATTTTGCTGAAAGTGGTTATATCCTAATATAAGAGCGGGGCGGTGTCAAATTAATCTTTTCTTGAGGGAAATAATCCTTTAATAATTGAGATAAAAGCAGCAAGAATGTTTACTGTACAGGCAGAAGTAATCGCAATAAAGACAGTATCAGAGTGTTTATTTGGGTTATAATAAAATTGGATAAAACGCATCCAAAATACAATACTGGCAATGGCAAAACAAACTGCAATTACAGCATAGATAATGCGTAATCCTCGGTTTGTAATTCTATCACTGACATCTTGACCCTCTAACGGGGAGGAGGGTTTTGTCGGTTTTTCTTGTTCAAATTTCGTTTTTTTATTAGCTTGCTGACTTGGTTTTACCGTTGGAACTATTTTTTGAGGCTTAGACTTTGCCATTGAGCATTTCTCTATCTGTAATTACACTTCCCATCCCTCCCATAGACCAAGCTCCGCCTTCTGCGTGGGTCATATCAGAAAGTTGCCAACCAGTATATCCGCCATAAGCCTTAATTAGCTCATTCATAAAAGCTTCATCGTGAATATCTAAATGGCTGTCAAAATTTCTACCTTGTGCATTCTTAGCCATATATTTAATTTCGGTTCCACGGTTTTTAGCAAATTCATAATATACGGATTGAACAACCGGGCCATATTGCCAACGAACAAACTCGTCATTAATTAAACGACGACCATTTAGACGTAGATACCAAGATTGAGCAAAAAACATAAGCTTTTGTAATTTCATTGGTGTAAGGTTCACTATTTCGCCGTCTTGAGCTCTACGGATAAGGGCATTAGCTACCTGCATTGCGGAATATGCCATATTCCCTCCTTAAATAAACAGTTTAAGGTACAAAAATAGCCTATGTAATGAAATATTTACACAGACTGTCAAAGATCAATTTACAACTTTAGCTTTATTTTGCCATAAATAACATAATGTAATCTAGCATTATCTATAAAAATTATCCAAAAACTGTCTTTCCCACATCTCAGCTGCTCTATCACATTCTCGTGGATCAAAATCATCGTCATCGCCGTCATATTCTTGCTCATCGTGGTTAAGGGCTAGATCTTCATCACTATCATATTTCAAAGCGTTCATCGTGTTTCTCCTTTCTCTTTTCTTTTTAAAATCAACTCGTTAAATTGGCTTTAAAAAAAGCCCTCGTGGGTGGAGGGCAAAGGTAATGTCGTTATATGGATAGAAACGCACTCAAGGCGAGGTTGGGCAAACACATTGAGGATGGTTGCCTTAAATGCGTTTCCTAATGCCTGCTTAGCCGCCTATCACTAAAATTTTCTCAAAATCCAACATAATTATTGGTTAAACAGGCATTAGATAACGGTTCGTGGGCTTGTTCGCCTGTTTCCCCAACCGTTGTAGCAACGATTTCTCGTCGTGGTTTTCCACTCAAGCCGGTAAGCAGCGCTGCCCTTGACCTACCAAACGCCTCTCTTCGTTTCTGATTTCTCAACACGTAGTACAGTTTTCTGCTCGGGGGTTACTCAACTTAACGCAGTTGATTACTTACCGCCATTGCCACACCAATCTGTTAAAGAACAATGAGATGTTATCTCGTTTTGATGTGGTTATATTACTTGCGGTTTTATATTTTGTAAATACCGCAAGTTATATTTTATTGTATTATTTGCGGTTGTTTTTGGTAAATAATTGAGAAATAAAGAAATAAATTTTTAGGGGAGGTGGTTGATTGGTTGGATTTTGAGCAGAGAGGAGTGTGTCGCTGTTTGGAAAAGTGAGACAGCTAAACTTCTTGCCTATATGTGTGAATTATAGTTTACACTTATCGGAAATACGTTTTATAATATGTGTATGATTTAAGGAGCAAAAATGATTCAGATAAAATCAACAGAAACCTTTGATAAATGGCTAGATAATCTTAAGGATTTGCGGGCAAGAGCTAAAATTCAAGTGCGGATTAAGCGATTACAGCTTGGCAATTTTGGTGATGTAAAGCCGATAGGTGAAGGGTTATCTGAATTAAGAATAACAGAAGGGAAAGGCTACCGTCTGTACTTGAAAAATCAGAATGGGGTGATTGTGATTTTGTTATGCGGTGGTGACAAATCCACACAGAAAGCGGATATTGAAAAGGCAAAATCTTTAGCAAAAGAGTTAGGAGTTTAGTATGGTTGAGAAATTACACGATTTTGATATGTCCGAACATTTACGCACAGAAGAAGAAATACAGCTTTATCTTAATGAGATTTTAAGTGAGGGTGATATTGATTTATTGCTTTCTGCGTTAGGTGATATAGCGAAAGCGAGAAATATGAGTCAAATTGCCCGAGAAGTAGGAATAACGAGAGAAGGGTTATATAAAGCGCTTTCTGGGCGAGGCAATCCCACATTTGCCACTGTGTTTAAGGTCATGCAGGCGTTAAACTTGAATTTAGAAGTAAAACACGCTTAACTTGAACTAAGTAATGTTTTTAGTTTGAGAAAATGATTAAGCACGGAAGGATAATGGTTAAGCAAGAGGCATAGACTTATCTATTGTTTTGAAATTATTGATAATTTTTTAGTTAAGCAAGTTTTGGGATGAAATAATCAAGGTAAAATAAAACCGCCAGATGGCGGCTTATTGATTAGTTAATATAGCAATAGGATTGTGGAGGAGTTCCTGATGGTAGTATATCTGCAATTTCCAGTGGCTCATCATATAACTTAAATGAGTCAATCTCAAGCGCATAGGCTAGATCTCTTGCTGAAAAATATTGGTCAAAGAAACTTTTAGTGATGCCAGAGAATTCCTTTGTTTTTTCCCAAAGAGATTCTGGTGTATAAGATAGGGTATCTTTCACTTTAAATTCGCCGACCACTTTTCCTACTGGCATTGTAGAATATACAACAACAGACGTTACTTCCCCTCGTTTTGGTAGAGACTTTCTAAATTCAAATTTTTTTTCACCCGAAATAATTTTTTCTACAAACTCAGGCTTGATTGATAATAAAACTTTCATCTGCTTGAGACAACCTTAAAATACAATTAAATTGATCATTAGATATATGTTGTAATACTATTCTAGTCTGATCTTCTATCACATTATTGTCAAGTAATTCTTTACGGTTAGTTCTTTTTGGCAAAGCCATATTATAAGTAAATCGAATAATATAAGGGTATCTTTTTTCTCGATAAAAGTTGGATAATTCTGACGAAGTAAAAACGCTAAATTTGGTGCAATACTGCAAATATGCATCTTCGGATGGGAACTCAGAGATATGTTTTACCTCTTCAACGACGCATATAGAAGATACGACTGCTCGGTGGTACGCGGGGCCCTTACCGTCCCCAGTTCGATATATTACAAGAACATCTCCCCTTCTCAACATATTGGCATTGTAAGCTGCAGAGATATAGATTTTATGAATGCTGTTGGAATGAGATACATCTTGAACGATGTTGGGCGATTCGTTAAATAATCTAGATTCTGGGAATAGCCTTGTATGATATAAAGGGTGGATCGCCAACAAGAATTTATTTGTTGTAGAAGGAATATAAGGGTAATCAAGTAGGATGTCTCCAACCGCAAGATGCATATTTCTTGCATAAACATATTCTATGCCATTAGATGTTTGTTTTTGACCTGCTTGATAAAATCCATATTGCGTAAATAAGCTAATCAGGTAAGTATGTTTTTCAAAGACAGTTAAATAAACTAGTTCTACACGATTTGCAATGGCGATATCAAGAATCTTTTTGATAAAACGCTGACCTCTTAATGTACCTCTAGGGTTAAATTTAAATGTTCCTACTTTTAAAATATGTTTGTTATAAATTGGTGGGATAATATCTGTTACTTCATTCTCAAATTTGAGATATAAAAAACCATCTATACCATATTGTCCGTATAGAACATAAGCATAATCACTATTCTTTCGGTGAAACCAAATAGAAAACTCTTTGTAATCTGATTTTAGACTGTCAAAGAATGGGTCATCTAAATTAATTTCACAAAATTGAGAATAAACCAAGTTATCCATAAAGCCTCCTATTTGAGTTCTTTTCGCCTCTTATTTCAATAACTATATTAATTATGCTTTAGCTCTTAGGATAATAGATTAATTATATCCAATGATCGTAATTTGATTTAAAAAGATATGATGCTTTATTTTTTTATATCAAAACAATCCTAATATTAAAATCTAATTTTATCCTAATAAAATTTATTTCCTACTACAACACCTGATTCAACCACCACACCAAACCTACCCAATAAAATTCAACTTCTGGCTTTGGTGAACGATCACTTTCCCTTGAATAAAGAGCTGGCTTTCATCGTTAATTTCCCATTCTCGGTAGGTTGGATTGTCGGATAACACCAGGAATTTTTCGCCGGCGCGTTGTAGGCGTTTGACATATAATGCGTTTTTATAGTTGAAGATATAAACGCCATCGCCTTCAAAGGTTTGGGTGTTGATGTCAACAAAGATCATATCGCCGGAGTTGAAAGTGGGTGCCATTGAGTCGCCTTTGATGTTGATCACACGCAACCCTTCCGGATTAATGCCTCTAAAAAGGGTGTAATATTGTTCCGGCACGTAATATAGGCGGCTTACCACTTCGACTAAATCACCCACTGAGCCGTTGCCGGCACTGGCTTCAACATTTAGCACATCAATGATAATTTTTTCTCCTTCATTTTTTGTGGATGCCAATAATGCAATCTCTTCTTTATCAATGGTTTTCGCCATTTCTGCGATCTCAATGGCTAATCTCTCACTAAATGCGCTGACAGTCACTTTCAATAGTTTTGCGAATTTGGTTGCGATATAGGCGTTTAGTGCGTTGATGCCATTAAGATAATGATTTATCGCGCTTTGGCTCATACCGAAATATTCTGCAACTTCTGCTTGGCTTAAATTAAGCGCTTCTTTTTTTTCTTCAAAAATTTTTTTTAGCTCGGCACATTCACGTTTTTGTTCTGTGGTAAGTACTTTTTTCTTAGTTGACATAGACATAGATACCTCTTTTTTTAGTAATCCTATAACCGTTGGTTATAAAAGTAAAACAACCGCTAGTATTTACAAATAGATTATTTGCGGTAATATATGACTTATTTATCTCTAGCGAGGTTTTATGAAACGAATTTCATTATCTGAATATGCAGGTAAGCACGGTCAGGGGAAAACAGCTAAAGACTTAAATGTCACACAGGCGGCTATCAGTAAAGCAATACAGTCGCAACGCAATATCTATCTGTTCGTAGACAAGAAAGGTAATGCTGTTAGGGGAGAAGAAATTCGACCTTTTCCTCATCACCAAAATTAATCTACCCAAAGGTAACCGCAATGGCACGCAATGAATTAAGCAAATCCGCAATGAAGATTGCGGATGTCATCAGAAGAAAATCGGTGGAAAAAACCGATAAGGAGATCGCTGAACGTATTGGTGTTGACCCGAGTACGTTTTGTCGTTTTAAGGCTGACCATTTAGAGAAGTTTTGTGCTTTTTTGGATGAGTTGGGCTTGGTGGTGAAAGAAAAGTATGCGGATGATGCGGAGCGAAAAGCATTAATTACGCTGGCGAAAAAAGCGATTGATGAGATGGAGCAATAAAAAACCACCGCGGCAACGGTGGCTAGTTATAAAGGAAATGTATATGAATGAATTATTACCAATAAATACGAAAAAAGCAAGCATTACGATGAGCAGTCGTGAGATTGCGGAGTTATGCGAAAAACGCCACGACAATGTAAAAAGAACCATTGATATGTTGGCGGATAAAGGGGTGATTGCTTTTCCTCAAATTGAGGAAAAGGCGACAAATGGGCGACCTAGCTTAGATTACGTCTTTGCAGGGGAAAAAGGTAAGCGTGATACTTATGTTGTCGTAGCCCAACTTTGCCCTGAATTTACTGCGCGCTTGGTTGATCGTTGGCAAGAATTAGAAGCACAACAAGCAAACAACGCTTTTTCAATTCCTCAAACATTATCTCAAGCCCTACGTCTAGCTGCTGAACAAGCAGAGAAGATCGAGCAGCAAGAACAGTTAATTGCGTTACAAGCGCCGAAAGCCGCATTTGTCGATCATTATGTTGACGTTGGCACCAGTAAATCGCTGCGTGAAACCGCGAAAATTTTAAAGATGCCGGAGAAAGCGATGATCGAACGTTTGATCGAAGATCGGTTGTTGTTTCGTCAATCAGGCAAGTTGTTGCCGTTTGCCAGTGAGAAAGCGAAGCCGTTGTTTACGGTGAAAACGGGCACGGCGGAATGTGGGCATAACTACACGCAAACGAGAGTAACGGCGGAAGGTATGCGTTTTATTGCGGAACAATATGCAACGGAGTTGATGATATGAGTATGTTATTAATGGTGAAAGCAATGCAATGTAAGGTGGGAAATGCGACACGTAAACTGGTATTGCTTAAGTTAGCGGACAACGCTAGCGATGATGGCGTTTGTTTTCCGTCTTATCAACATATTGCCGATCAATGTGAAATCTCTCGTCGCAGTGCGATCTCACACATTGATGCGTTGATTGAGATGGGCTGGGTTGAGAAAAAAGAGCGCAAAACGAAAGAGGGAAACACATCAAATTTATATATTTTACGTCTTGAGCAAGGTGGTGAAAATACTGCATCAAGTAGTGAAAATTCTTCACTAGGGGGAGTGAATAATTTGCACCACCCTAGTGAAAATATTTCACCCACCCCTAGTGAAAATATTTCACCCAGAACCAGTCACTCTATTAACCAGTCAATTAACCATAAAAAAACTATGCAAAAAAAATCGACTGCGCTCACGCTTTTGGCACAGTTTGGTATCACGGAACAGCTTGCTGAAGATTTTATTACGCATCGCAAAGCGAAAAAAGCACCGATTACAAAAACTGCACTGGAGCGCCTACAAAAACAAGCCGATTTAGCCGGTTTACCGCTTGCGGAGGTGGCGGAAATTATGATTGAGCGTGGCTGGCGTGGCTTTAAAGCCAGTTGGGATTGGCAAGAAACGCCACAAAACCGGTCTAAAAAATCAAAATTTGATGACAATGACGATAGTTGGTGGCGTGGCAAAACGATTGAGATTAGGGGGTTTTAATGCGTCATTTTGCAAATACACAATTGGCGGATTTGGTCGGCAAGGAGCCGACTTATCAAGCAACGCCAGGCAAGCAAGAAATTCCGCCGCAGGTGGCAAAATTTGTCGATCGCTTATTTGCCCGATTAAAAGCGATATTCCCGGCGTGGCAGGCGGCATTTGATGGCGAGGAAGGTTATCAGGAAGCGAAGCGGCTTTGGCTTGAGGCGTTGGTCAACAACGGCGTGACGACCGCTGCACAATTCAAGTGCGGTATTGCGCAGGCGGAACGGTCGGGAAGTCCGTTTTTTCCTAGCGCAGGGCAATTTATTGCGTGGTGTAAAACGGACGATTATGCCGCATTGGGGTTGCCGACCGTGGAGGAGTTGCAATATCGCTTAAATAAATTCCGTGCGTTTGGCGGGTTTGCGGAGATTGAGCGTTTTGAGTTTATTTCTGATGCGGAATATTGGTTGATTACTGATCTGGCGAATAAATCCATCCGTAGTGGTTACAGCGAAGCGGAAGAGTTAAAGGCGATGAAAACGGCGTTAGACAAGATGGCAAAACGGTTGACAAGCGGCGAACCTTTGCCAAAACGCGTGATCACGTTGCCGGAAGAAAGCACGGTTAAACCGCACAATCCGCAAGCGGTAGCACGTTTTTTTAACCGTCCGGAATTGCAGTTTTAGGAGAAATGATGGAGTTTGATAAAGACTGTTACAGAACGCCGAAATACGTGTTTAATTGGCTAAATAGCCGTTTTAAGTTTGATATTGACGGTTGCGCGACCGAAGAAAACAACTTGAGCTATCACTATATCGGCAAAGATGGCATTGTGGAGGATTTTTTAACGTTCGATCCGTTAGATTTAATAGCGGAATTAGAATTTTCCAATTTTACGATTTTTGTTAATCCGCCTTATAGCAACCCGCTGCCGTTTGTGAAACGTGCGGCAGAGCTTAAAAAATGGGGCTTTTTAGTCGTGATGTTATTGCCGGCGGATAAATCAACAAAGTGGTATCAGGTGATTCAGGAGAGCGCGACTGAGGTGATTGATATTGTCGGTGGGCGCATTAGTTTTCTTCATCCGTTGACTGGCGAAGAAGTGAAGGGGAATAACAAAGGCTCAATGATTGCCGTGTTTGACCCGACAATGCAGGATTTTGTGATAAGACAGGCAAATTTGGATTTTGTGAAGATGTGTGGTGGGTATGGAAGCTAAACAACGCTTTTTCTTGCGTAACGCACGCATACAGCAAAATGCGATTGGGGTAATACATTCCCTTGCCTTGGATGATAAAAACCCTGTGGTGGTGGAAATAAAGCCCTTAACGAGGACGTTGGCGCAGAATGCGAAATTACACGCGGTGTTAAGTGATATTGCGAGGCAATGTAAGTTTCAGGGCAAAAAGCGAGATATTGAAACCTGGAAAATGATTATGGTGTCCGCGCATAAAATTGCGACAGGGGGACAAGCAGAAATGGCAATCGGGCTGGAGGGCGAGGTGATTAACTTGCGTGAAAGCACGGCGCAAATGGGTGTGAAGCGGTTAGCGAGTCTAATTGATTATGTTGAAGCTTGGGCAGCGGAGCAAGGCGTGAGATTTAGCAACAAGCAAGGGTTTTACGGCTATTAAAAACCGCACCGAAGTGCGGTTGGATTAGGGTTAAAAATTGTTGCGGAGTTGTGGTCGTTTTTGTTTATCCGCAAATTGTCTTAGCCTTGGTAGGCTGCGAGTCCAGTTGTTATCTTTGCGTGGCTCAAGAGGGATGTCTTGAGTGAGTTTGTTTAAGAGCTGGTTGGCGTCTGCCACGATATGACGAAATTCCGCCACAAGTGAGTGTGCTGTAGGCGCAAGTGAGGAGCCGAGTTGTTGCAAGGCGGGGTTAAGGTGTTTGATTAGCTGTTGTTGTTCAGACACGGCAATCCATAACCAGACAAGGGTTTGTAGTTCATACTCAGAGAGTTCAGTTGAGAATGTTTTTTCAGGCTCAGGCAAAGCGAGTTGTTGATTTTGTAAACTGTATTTTCCAGTTTTGCGGATTTGTGGAAGAACTTCAGAGGTTACCCAACGTTTTACTTTTTTAGCTGATGGGAGTTTTGAACCAAGCACTAAAGAATACATTCCGCTTTCATTAACGAATAGTACACGCTGTTTTCTGCGGATTGTATCGATGACCTCACGTTTCGTTAGGTCATCTGGATCAACGTGATCCTTAATGGCTTTATGTGGATTTGAATATTCCAATAATTCAGCTAGCTGAGTAGCACGGAAAAAGATTTCGTTATTTTCGATAATAGTTTGAATTTGGGAGTGTTCAAAGTTGAAGATAGTTAAGTTTGACATTTTTGGTTTCCTTTTGAGAGAAATCCCTAACTTATTAGGGCGTTCGACAGCTCAAAACCTGCCAAAAATCAGGCGGACTTATTCCCTTACGGTATTGTATTCGTCGCACTGTCGAACATTGATTTAAGTTGTTGTTTTTGTATCAGGTATAAGAGATAGGAGAAACCCAGATACAAAAAAATCACGCTAACGGGGTGAATTACCGTTTTTGGTAGGCTTTTGAGACCTATGGGGAAATCCTACCCTCGACAAGGTGAGTTGTCAAGGGTGAGGGAATTATTCTCGTAGTTCTTTTTGTGAAGCAACGGCTAAAAAATGGCTACGATCTTTGTAAATCGGGTTGCTTGCTACACGGCTATCAATGCGTTTGATGAGATATTCGGGCAAGCTGATATTAATACGATGGCGTTTGCCTTGATAAGCGGAAATATCCACATCAAGTAGTAGCCAAGTATCGCAGTAGTTAAAGTCTTCTAAGGTTTTGTAATACTTATAGCCTTTATCTTGAAGCTCGCTGATGTTGGTGCCGTCTTCAAACATCATTTCTAAGATGGAATGAATGGCGTCCGTTGCTTGAACGGGAATTTCTTCAAGGGTATCTGCTGCACTAATGCAAGCGTATTTATCTGTAAATAATACTGGCACGGCAATGCCGTAAGCTTCATTTTCGTTATCAGGGGTTTCAATGCCGATAGTAAATAACATAGTTGCTCCTTGTGGGTTAGCTCGGCAGAGCTATAAAAGCCCTGCCGATTTTTTGATGGATCTGATAGTGCCTATTGGTAAATCTTTTTTGGGATGCGGAACAGGGAACGTCTTTCCTGTTTTAGGTGAGTACCAAATATGGTGTGACCCTTTACATCTCAATTCAGTGCAACCAATGGCTTTCAGTTCCTCGATTAAGTCGCGTGAGTGCATGCTTCCTCCGTGTCGTCTTAATCAAGGGTAATTATACACACATATACACATAAATCAAGTTATTTTTTATAATTGAGGTAAAAATGCAAAAGAAACGAAAACGTAAATATAAATGCAAGGTTTGCGGTAGTTACTACACAAAAACTATTAGCAGTTTGCAGAAAGTGTGTAGTGTTGAATGTGCGATAAAACTTAGCAAAGAACAGGCACGTAAAAAGCGTGAAAAACTAGATAAACAAGCAAGGGTAGAAAGTAAAAAGCGATTATCAGCATTAAAAGAGGAAAATAAAACTAAAGGGCAATTAATTAAAGAAGCTCAAGAAGCAGTTAATAGATATATTCGTGTTCGTGATGAGAATAAAGAATGTATTTCGTGCGGAACGCCATTAATCAGTGAAAAGCTCGGTGGCGGATTTGACGCTGGACATTATCGCAGTCGTGGCGCAGCACCACACTTGCGGTTTTATACGCTTAATATTCAAGGGCAGTGCAAACGCTGTAATCGCTGGTTGGGCGGAAATTATCACGAATATCGCGTAGGGTTGATTGCGCGTTTGGGACTTGAGAAAGTGCAAGCTATCGAGAGCGACCAACGCTCAAGGCATTATAGTGATGATGATTTACGGCGGATTAAGAGAATCTTTAATAAGAAAGTGAGATTAATGCAAAGAAAACGAGGTGAATAATGGAATTGGTTTTTAATAATATCCGTAGAGTGTTTATTCAGTGGGGGTATTGGGCAACGCCTCGTTTGGGTACTGAATACCCTAGCTTATCAATTAGCGTTCCTATTCCACCAGATGAAAGCGATAGAAGAGTTTTGCCTATTAGTGAGGATTTGGCGTTAAAAATTGAGGAGTGCCTTTTAGTGATGCGTAAGGTTACGCCGGATTTGTATGAGTTATTTATGGCGACTTATGCTTATCGTTTGCCACTTTATACGGAATATGACAGCGATCGTGTTCCTGTCAGAATTGGGCTATTAGAGCGATTTGGGATTAGTAGAACATATTACTTTGATCAACTTAAAATTGCTGAAACCTCATTAAAATTAATGTTAAGTCAAAATAAGTGTGTTTTTCTTGCGTAGTAGATTAATTATGTGATATATTTATATCACATTAAAAGAGGGTAAAATATGATTAAGAGTTTTAAACATAAAGGATTGGAACAATTCTTCAAAAAAGGAATTACAAAAGGATTGAGACAAGACCACGTGCGAAAGATTAATGGTATTTTATCTCTTGTTGATCGTGCTAATACGGTCGAAGAATTTATTCAATTTTATCAATGTCACGAATTAAAAGGTGACAGAAAAGGAATATATTCAATGACAGTATCAGGCAATTATCGCATTACTTTTGAATTTATTAATAGTGATGCGTATATTTTAAATTATGAAGATTATCATTAGTGAGGTGAATAATTATGCGTAAACCAGCACATCCAGGTGAAGTCTTATTAGATGGGTTTATTGAGCCAAATAACATAAAAATTAATGACCTTGCTACTCATCTTGGATTTTCAAGAGAAACACTTTCTAGAGTTTTACATGGTAAAACTGCAATGACAGCGAATTTAGCTATTGCACTCGAGGAGGCGGGAATTAGTACAGCAAGATTATGGTTGTCTTTACAGACAGATTATGATTTATGGGAATTAAAACAGAAAAGAGAACATCATATCAAACCATTTAATTTTGCTGTTGCTTAAAAATAAGAAATATAGTTGATTTGTCCGGACTAAAAGTATATATTATTAGCTATAGTGCGGTTTTATATGCTTGAAACGCACAGATGTTTTTTTCTAACCCTGATCGGAAACGATCGGGGTTTTTTATTGCCTCAAATAAGGAGGCTGGGGAATGAAAATGCCTGAAAAAGATCCGAATGTGTGGCTCATTATTTGGGCGTACATTCAGCAAAATTACAATGCCATCACAGGATTTGTGATGGCTTTTTTTATGTCGTTGTTACGCGCGGCATTTTTACGGCAAAAGACCAGTTATCGGCAGCGGATGTTGGATGGTGCGATTTGTGGTGCATTGACGTTGTCTTGTATGTCATTGCTTGATCATTTTGGTTTTCCGGAGAGTTTAGCCTCTTTTGTCGGGGGAATGCTTGGTTTTATTGGTGCGGAGAAAATCCGTGAGTATTTGATGCAAGCAATTAAAAAGCGAGTGAATAAAGATGAGCAGATTTAAATTTTCTACTACCAGTGAAATGCGTTTGGTTGGTGTGCATCCTGATTTGGTTAAGGTGGTGCGGACTGCTATTGCGGAATCAACGTTTGATTTTATGGTGGTGGAAGGTAAGCGCAGTAAAGCACGACAAGCCGCGTTGGTGAAAAGCGGTGCAAGTAAGACGATGAATAGTCGTCATTTAACTGGCCATGCTGTTGATTTGGCACCGGTTACAGTCGAGAACGGTAAAACGGTTATTGACTGGAATAATAAAGCAAAATTTAAAGTGCTGGCGGAATTGGTGAAAGCAATCGGTAAACGTTTGCATATTGAGGTTGAGTGGGGCGGTGATTGGCGTTCATTTTATGATGGCCCTCACTTTCAGTTAAGTCGCAAAGCATATCCGGACAGGTGAGAGATGTTCACAACAAATAAAGGGTTATTTGTGATAGCGAGTATGGCGTTGTTATTTGTCAGTGTCGTCTATCAATACCATTTTATTAAATCTTTAAAAGCCGAGATGGCTAAGCAATCAAACACGATCGCAATGCAAAGCAGAACGATTGAGCGGTTAAAAGCGGATGCTCTAATCAATCAACAATTAGCATTGGAATTGAGTAAGCAAGAGTCAGAGGCAAGGAGTCAATCAGATGAGATTATTAAAAATATATCGACAGTCGAAAAAAACAGTGATTGTTATCGGCACAACGCTCCTCAGTCTGTTATTGAGTTCTTGCAGCAGTGAGCTTGTTCAATGTGCTTGTTCGCCTGTTCCGCCTGCGTATTTAACTTATCTTGATAAAACGCATTTCAAAGGGCAAAGCTATGGTGATGTCGCGCAGTATGCGGTGATACTCAAGCGTGAGCGTGATGTTTGTTTAAATCGAATAGATAGGATTAGAGAGTGGCAGACTGAACACGCGCAACATTAAAAGGTACTCCCAGCGGGGTGTGGCTTTCCACGGGGTTGCGGGCTCGCGGTTTTCGGCAGTTTTTTGCATTTCTAGGCATCATCATCTTCTGCGATTTTTGCGTATTTATTAAGCACTTTTGTTTTTGCATTTTGCATTTTGGTTTTGGATTTTTGTGATTATGGAAAATTTATTTGATCTTAAATTGAATATTAATCAGATCGCTGAAATCACGGGAATGCACCGCCAGACGGTATCTCAACGCGTTGCGGCTTTAACCCCAAGTGCAGGAAGCAATAGCAAATTAAAGCTCTACCTCCTTGCAGATTTGATACGGTTGGGGTTGAAAGAAAAGATGACGGCAGATGTCGATGCAATGTCGCCGAATGACCAGCGTGCATTTTGGCAAGCAGCGAACGAACGGCTGGAATATGAACGAAAAACTGGCGAGCTGATCCCTGCTTATGAAGTGGCTCAAGAAATGAGTATCTTGGCGAAAGCGGTGGTACAACAGCTTGAAACCTTGCCAGATATTTTAGAACGTGATGCCGGATTGCAACCTAATGCGCTTATGCGAGTGCAACAAATTATTGCTGATATTCGAGATCAAATGGCATTGCATATTCAAGAGACTAAACATAAGGAAGAGTAATGTTTGCATCAGCAAAAGACATTCGCCGAGATATTGCCAACGCAATAAAAGCTCCGAGACGAATGAAAGTTTCCGAAGCAGTGGCAGAATATATGCGCGTACCAATTGGTGGCGGAAACTCCGTAAAATGGGATAAACATACCGCTGCTTATATCCTAGAACCAATGGACTGCCTAAGCTCTCGTGAATATGATGCGGTGATTTTTGTAGGCCCTGCGCGAACAGGCAAAACCATTGGCTTGATTGATGGTTGGATAAGTTATTCAATTATTTGTGATCCGTCTGATTTTTTACTCGTACAACTTACCCAAGAAAAGGCAAGCGAACACAGTCGAAAAAGACTAGATCGTACATTCCGTTGTTCACCTGAAATTGCGAAACGGCTTAGTCCGCGCAAAAACGACAACAACGTGCACGATAAATATTTTCGTGCTGGGAATTTGCTCAAAATTGGCTGGCCATCAATCAATGTATTATCTTCATCGGATTACAAGTATGTGGCTTTAACGGATTACGACCGTTGGCCAGAAGATATTGATGGTGAAGGTGATGGTTTCTCTCTTGCGAGCAAGCGAACCACCACCTTTATGTCTGCAGGAATGACCTTAGTGGAAAGCTCACCAGGCAAAGACATTGTTGATATAAAACATCAACCTAAATCAACGCACGAAGCGCCACCGACCACCGGTATTTTAAGTCTGTACAATCGAGGTGACCGCCGTCGGTTTTATTGGCAATGCCCTGAATGCGAAGCGTATTTTGAGCCCTCAATGGCGAATATGGTGGGCTTTCGTGATAACGAGGATTTTGTTAAAGCCAGTGAAAATGCCCGCTTACAATGTCCACATTGCCAACATTTGATCTCCCCCGAAATGAAGCGAGATCTGAATATTCGTGGTGTATGGCTAAAAGAAGGGCAACGCATTGACAAACAAGGCAACATTCACGGTGAAGGGCGTAAATCACGTATTGCCTCTTTTTGGCTTGAAGGACCAGCTGCTGCGTATCAAACGTGGGCACAGCTAACCTATAAGCTCTTAAATGCCGAACAAGAGTACGAATTAACAGGGAGTGAAGAAACCTTAAAAGCAGTGATCAACACTGACTGGGGTTTACCTTACTTACCACGCTCTGCGCTGGAACAACGGCGTGCTGACGAACTAATGGAGCGCCGTGAAGAGGCAGACAAGGATAATAAGACAATCCCAGCACAATGCCGTTTTCTTATTGCAGCAGTGGATGTTCAAGGCGGACGCAACCGCCGTTTTGTGGTGCAAATTGTCGGCTATGGTGAAAATGGCGAACGTTGGTTAATTGACCGTTATAACATTTCGCACACCTTGCCCGATGCTGACGGTGTGATTGAACCGATTGATCCAAGATTGCCCGATGATTGGTACATTCTTATTACTGATGTATTAAAAAAACAGTACCCTCTTGCTAACAATCCAGAACATTTTATGCCCATTTTGGCAATGGCGGTGGATAGTGGTGGGGAAGAGGGCGTAACGGACAATGCCTATAAATTTTGGCGACAATGTCGACGTGAAGGGCTAAGTAAAAAAGTGTATCTCGTTAAAGGAGATAGCACTAAACGGCAAAAACTCATTACCAAAACCTATCCCGATAATACAACACGTTCAGATCGCCACTCATCCGCGCGCGGTGATGTGCCGTTGTATTTATTGCAAACCGATTATCTCAAAGATCGCATTAATAACGCCCTTGCTCGCCAAACGGAAGGCGCAAATTACATTCACTTTCCGCGCTGGTTAGGTGAATGGTTTTTTGATGAATTAGTTTACGAAGAACGTGGGCCAGACGGAAAATGGCGTAAACCGGGTAAAGGCAACAACGAAGCCTTTGACTTATTTTGTTACGCCCACGCTATTGCGATTTTACGTGGCTATGAACGAATTAAATGGGGTGATGAAAAGCAAGTGCCTGATTGGGCAAAATTACCCGAGATTAACCCTAATATTTTAAGAAACTCCACCGTACATCACACCGAAGAAAGTGCGGTAGAAAAAACACAAGAATTACCCACCAAAGCCAATGCAACGAAAGAAAATGCAAGTTGGCTGACAGGAAAACCTTATCGAAGAAGAGGGTGGTTGTAACAAAAAGGAAATAATAGAAAATTTGGAACATTTGACAAGATGGGGCAGCTCAACTTAAGATCTCTAAATAACTATTTTCTATTTAGAGGATGACAATGTCTCAGAATACAAAACCAATCAAAATGGAGTTAAAAGGGGAGGCTGGAAAGCGAGTGGCGTTATCAGCTGTTAAGCGTGTGATAAAAGCACATCATAAAGAAATTAAAGCGTTGGCTTACAAATGATTTAGGCAAAAATTGATTGAAGTCACAACACAACCCGATCAGGAATGGTCGGGTTTTTTATTGGGGAAAATATGAGCCTGTATACCATTGATGAACTAAAACAAAAAATCCGCTTGCTGGATGAGAAAATCGAAAGCGCACAAAGCCAAGTGAGTTTTAACGGGCGTGCCGTTTCTTGGCAAATTAATGAACTGAGTAAACAACGTGATCGGTATCAAGCAATGTTAGATGAAATGCTGGCGCAAAGTGGGCAGAAAGTAAAAAAACATCGCATAAAATACGCAAGATTTCGCTAAAAAATAAACCCCGAAAGGTGCGAACTTTCGGGGTTTTCTTTACCCCTTATCTAAGTTTAGCAACGAAGGAGTAACTTATTGATGGGAAGTATAGAAAATCTATTTGAGATAATCAAGGGGATACTCATGATGACAGAAAAACTGACTGCGTGGCGATTTGTCGCCGTTCTTGTGACCATTGTGCTGTGCTTTTTGGTGTGGAGAATGCCGGATATTATTCTTGCATTAGGAAACTAATAAAGAGGGAGATGTGATGAATATCCTCGAAAAAACCATTGCTGCACTTTCGCCGCAATGGGCGGCAAAACGCTCTAAAAGCCGTTATGTGCTTAATACCTATGAAGCCGCATTGCCCAGCCGAACCCATAAGGCTAATCGAGATGGGCAAGGTGCAAACGTTAATGTGCGACAAAGTGCGGTCAGTCTGCGTGAACAAGCCCGTGCATTAGACCAAAATCACGATATTGTGATCGGCATTTTGGATAAACTCGAAGAACGGGTGATCGGTTCAAAAGGCATTCATATCGAACCACAGCCGCTAATGAAAAATGGTGATGTCCACGAAGAACTAGCGGAACAAATCCGTAAATTGTGGGCGGAATGGTCTATTAAGCCTGAAGTGACTGGGCTTTATACACGCCCTGCATTGGAAAGAATGTTATTACGCACGTGGCTGCGTGATGGCGAGGTGTTCGTTCAGCTGGTGAAGGGAAAAGTACTGGGCTTGGTTCACGCCTCTAATATTCCTTTTTCCTTGGAGGCATTGGAACCTGACTTTGTGCCAATGAATACTGATGTGGCAAAAGAAAATTTGCTACAGGGGGTGTATCTCAATGCGTGGCGTAAGCCCACTGGTTATCAAGTTTACTTAGATAATCCGCAAGAGTCAGGGAAATTTTACGACAAAGTTAAAACCGTCTCGGCAGAAAATATGTTGCACTTGGCTTTTCGTAAGCGATTACATCAAATCCGTGGTGTGAGTATGTTGCACGGGGTGATTGTCCGCCTTGCTGATCTGAAAGAGTACGAAGAAAGCGAACGTGTTGCAGCACGTATTGCTGCCGCAATGACGCTGTATATTAAAAAAGGCGATGCACAACTTTATGATACAGATGAAACAAGCGAGAGTGGAGAACGGTTATTTGACATTGCACCCGGTGCGGTCATAGATGATCTAAAGCCAGGTGAAGATATTGGCTTAATTAATTCCAATCGCCCGAACACCAATTTAGAGAGTTTCCGCAACGGGCAATTACGTGCGACTGCAGCCGGCACACGTTCCAGTTATTCCAGTATTGCCCGAGATTATAACGGCACCTATTCTGCGCAACGGCAAGAATTAGTAGAAAGTTTTGAAGGCTATGCGGTGTTGCAAGATACCTTTGTAGCAGCAATCTCTCGTCCGATTTACCGGGAATGGCTCAAAATGGCAATTGCCGCACAAGCCATTCAAGTTCCCTCTGATGTCGATCCCGATTCACTTTTTAATGCGGTTTATTCTGGCCCAGTAATGCCGTGGATTGACCCAATTAAAGAGGCGAATGCGTGGAAAGAGCGGATTAAAGGTGGTTTAGCTACCGAAGGGCAGGCTATTCGAGCCAGTGGTAATAACCCAGCAGAAGTGAAACGGCAACGGATTGTTGAAGTGCAAGAAAATAAACAAGCAGGGCTTAAATTTGATACCGATTTGACGAATTGTAAGGAGGGACAAAAGCACGATAAAAAAATGAGCAATACAGATAATGAAGAAAGTTAAATATTAATATTAAAGGAGCATTTTATGAACACTAATGAAGATATGTTAGATCCGATTATTGTAATACCTGAACCTGATCCAATTATTCCGGTTAATCCTGTTGCGTTTCCGACGATAGATCCAATAACGGAAATTCAAAGACAAAATTATTATTATTTTTCTCGTCGGATTGCCTACGATAGCAGAAAAATTATTAGCTACTCAGGGTTAAAAAATACTGCCTATGATGTAGATAAAAAATTGAAAGAGATTGAATCTAACACTATCAGCTTTACAAGTGCTTATGTTGTTTTAGATGATCTAGATAAATTAGCTAAATTTTATGCTGAGTGGATGACAAAAGAAGAGCTTGAAAAAGTTAAGTCACTTAGAGTTTTGATATTTAATTATCAGAATAGATTAAATGATTTAAGAAATACTTATTTAGAAAAAGAGCAAATTGCACAAAAAGCAGAAAATGATAATAAACCTCGTTTTGGATTAACAAAGGTACATCCTAAAGATTGGGATTTAATTCTTTCTATAACAGGGAGTGCTAGGTTATGGCTACATTATGTTTCAAAATACAAAATAGAGGAGATAAACAGTAAGCAGGAATTTATTGACGAACTTATTCTATTAAATGACTGCTTATCAGAATTATCTCGGTATTCTCGAAAATTACATTCTAAATTAGAGATTGAATTAGAGAGACATCTGCAAAAAACCAATAATATTCTTTTACTAGACAGAAATGAACCGGTCACTTCCTTTGATATGATGAAGCATTATTGGTCAGGAAAAGGAAATGCGGTAACTTTGCAACAGTTAGGGCTATTTGAAAAAGTTAAGTCTTTGGTAAAAACACCAAATCAACTTGGGAAACAAAATGGTCACAGTGTTCAAGGGATTTTATTCAACAGATCATCAAAAATAACAGGAAATCTTTTCGTAATACCTATTCTTTTCGTCAGAATGTAGGAGCGTTAGCTATTAATAATCCTTTATGGGCAATTGGCGGAGCAATTATTGAAGGTCAATTCTCAGGGAATGCAGTAAGTGAAAATGGTAAATTTTATCTAAAGGGTGAGATTAGTTATAAATTCTATGATAAATTTACTGATCCTTATGATACTTTCAACTTAATTCCAGGGGAATGGAATCCAGATGGTGATAGCTATGATATTAATGGCAAATGGACTGAACCTGTTTCAGTTGAAATTAGCCAAACGGATTACCTGAACCTCAAACAGTAGGATATTTTATGTTTGCCTTTGTATGGATATTTCTCTCATTCTGTTTTTATTTTTATCTATTTACCCATTATCTTTTTCTTCCTTTCTCGGGACAAAGTATTTTGCTTTCAATTATTTCCTGGAGTGTTTTAGTCGGTGGAGTTGCATTTGTTAAACACCGATTTCAGCGAAGTCAAAAAAGCAAATGGCTGCTCCGATTTTTGTTGTCGTATTTAATGATGATAATCATCCATATGATTTTATCATTGTTAATTTTATGTTATGCAAAGGAAATATTATTTAATTATGACTGGGGCAATATTGCAGTTGGAATGTTAGGGATACCGATAGGGGTTTATTTATATCAATTTTGGACAAAATAGGTCATTTTAATGAAAAGCTGGTACTCCATTAAAGCCTCCGCCAATCAAAGTGCGGAGGTTTTTATTTATGATGAAATTGGAATGTGGGGCGTTTCGGCGCAGCAATTTGCCAATGAGCTAAAAGAGATTGGCAATGTGCGTCAAATTAATCTCCATATTCATTCACCTGGCGGTGATGTGTTTGATGGCATCGCTATTTATAACTTACTAAAAAATCACCCTGCAAATAAGACCGTCTATATTGACGGTCTTGCTGCATCTATGGCTTCAGTTATTGCAATGGCAGGCGATGAAGTGATTATGCCTGAAAATGCAATGCTAATGATCCATAAGCCTTGGGGCATTCAAGGCGGTGATGCGGAAGAACTGCGTAAATATGCGGATTTATTGGATAAAGTGGAAAGTACGTTATTGATGGCGTACACCGCAAAAACAGGCAAATCCGAAGATGAATTAGCGGCAATGCTCGCTGTGGAAACTTGGCTTACCGGCAAAGAATGCGTTGAGCTGGGTTTCGCTGACAAACTGGCCGAACCCCTTGTGGCGATGGCTTCCATTCAATCGAAAAAAATAGAGGATTTTACTAATATGCCTAATGAAATCAAAAATATGTTGTTGAAGCCACAAGGCAACGCAAAAAATCAGAACGTGGCACCAGAACAAAATACCGAACAACCCCAACCGCACGAAAAGCCAGCGGTGCAAACGGTAGATAATACCGCACAAGTGCAAGCGCAAATGGCACAACGAAATCTGGCAATCAAGGCAGTATTTGCCCCATTCAACGGTCAATTTAATGATTTGCTAGTGGAGTGCTTAGGTGATGTCACCATCAGCGCAGAACAAGCCAAAGATAAATTATTGGCGAAACTCGGTGAAAACACCACACCAAGCGTGCCGCAAAATCATATTCACGTTGACAACGGCAATATTGTTGGTGATAGCGTGAAAGCCTCTTTACTTGCTCGTGCAGGCTTTGAAAAAGCAGAAAAAGACAACGCCTATAATTCGATGACCTTGCGTGAATTGGCACGAGCCTCTTTAGTGGATCGCGGTATTGGCATTGCCGGAATGAATGCAATGCAAATGGTAGGAATGGCATTTACCCATTCGACCTCTGATTTTGGGCAGATCTTGATTGATGTGGCACACAAATCCGTATTAAAAGGTTGGGCAGAAAGCACTGAAAACTTTGAGCAATGGACGCATAAAGGTACGCTTACCGATTTCCGCCCTGCTTATCGTGTGGGCTTAGGTAGCTTTGAAAGTCTGCCTCAAGTTCGTGAAGGTGCGGAATATACTTATGTAACCCTTGGTGATACTGGTATGCACGTTTCCCTTGCCACTTATGGTGCATTATTCAGCCTCACACGCCAACTTATCATTAATGATGATATGCATATGCTCACCCAAGTGCCTTACAAGCTCGGACAGGCGGCACGTGCAACCATTGCAGATTTAGTATTTGCTCAGCTCTTTGGCGATCCGGTGATGAGTTATGACGGTAAAAAACTTTATGATGCTGCACATAAAAACACCGTAACCAGTGGCGCAATGGATTTAGCTACCATTGATAAAGCCATCCAATTAATGAATGCACAAAAATCCTTTGATGGTAAACAACTTGCGATTGAACCTGATGTATTGCTTGCACCAACCTCGCTTTATACCCGAGCAAAACAAATCCTTGGTTCAAGTTCGGTGGAAGGCGCAGATATTAATGCTGGCATTATTAATCCATTAAAAGATGTGGTACCGGTTACCAAATCACAACGCTTACAAGCGGAGAATGCAAAAATTTGGTACTTACTCAATAAAGAGGCGATTGAAGTCTCTTATCTCAATGGTGTTGAACAGCCATTTATCGATCAGCAAACCGGCTTTACGGTGGACGGTGTAACCACCAAAGTGCGTATTGATGCTGGCGTAAATGTGTTGGATCACCGTGGTATTGTGCGTGTAACCAATAGCTAATAGTCTAGAAACGAGAAAACCCCGATTGCTTGCCACAGTCGGGGTTTTCTTATTTAAGCCTTAAATAGGAAGGGTTAAATAATTGAATGAATTTTAACATCAAACTGCCATCTTTTAAAGAGGTAAACATAATGCTGACATTATTAGATGAGAGAAAATCAGTGCGTTTTTTCTTATGGGCGTGCTTACTTATGGCATTTATTTTGGGCGTGATGTGGTTATTACCTGATGTTATTCACGCAATTAAACAAGCATAACAGGAGCTTATTATGGCGAAAAATTTTATTCAAAACGGCGACACCATTGATTTTGTCGCCACAAAAAATGTGAAAAGCGGCGATGTTGTGGTCTTACAAGATCTGATTGCGGTTGCAGTTACCGACGTTGCAAATAAAGCAACTGGCACAGGGATTGTGGGTGGTGTATGGCGTGTAAAAGCCAAACAAGCTGACGACATCAAACAAGGCGATGTACTGTATTGGTCTGATGCAGATGGTGCAACCAAAACCGCAGCCAGTAACAAACGCCTTGGTATTGCGTGGACTGACTCAGGCACATCATCTGAACAAGTTGATGTGAAAATCAATGCTTAACCCGTTTGAACAGGCTTTAGCACAAGCAGACAAGGCGATAACAGATATTATGATGTCGCCTTGGCTGATTGACGGTGTCATTTATCCTGCCACTTACGATGAAGTGCCGCAACGCTTTGAAGGAATGTTGCAGTACAACGAAGAATATCGGGTGAACGGCACTAAACGCACATTGACTCTGTTTAAAGAAAGCGGCTATCGTCCACGTGTGGGCGATAGTGCGGAACAAGGGGATAAGCAGTTTTTGGTTAAAGCCTTTGAGTTGGTGGATCAACTGATTATTTTGCAACTGGAGTAAATAATGACGTTAGACCAAGATCTTGCTTTAATCCGACGAAATGCGAATAAGGTGGTGAAGCAGCTTAATCGTCAAGCGGCAAAAACCATCAATCATTTGGCAACAAAGGCGCGCAATCAAGCTACCAAAAATGTTGCCAAAGACATCGGCGTGCCAGTGAAAACCCTAAAAGGCAGAACAAGGCAAAGCAAACATCAGCGTGCAACCGCCACCAAACTGCGTGCGCAGTTACGCGTTAATGTTTCACCGTTGCCGCTAATTCGCCTGTTAGAGAGCAAAGCGAATCGGGTGTGGGAAGGGCGAGGTGGCATTATAGTGGGGAAATATGCGGTACAACGTGGTTTTATTCAAACCCTTGCTAATGGGCGTACGCACGTAATGCAACGAGCAGGGCGGGCGCGCTATTCCATTGATGTGGTGAAAATTCCACTACGTCAGCCATTGACCGCAGCTTACCAACAAGCCCTCAAAGATTATCCCACCGAATTACAGAAAGAACTGAAAGGCCGCTTAAGTGCGGTTTTTTCTTAAGGAGAAAAAATGCTGATTCATAAAGCAATCCGAGAGCAAATTGCTGAGTTACTGCAATCTCTAGATCCGACTATCAAGGTTTGGGCAGGACGCCCCACCTTTATTGACTTAGACAACGAACCAACCACGCTAGCGGTTTTTATTGATGATGCACAAAGCGAGCCAACGGGATTATGTGGTGGTGAGTGGGAGGCAATCTTAAATATTGCCATTTATCAACGCTCAACCCAAGGCGAAGCCCCGCTCGATGAGCTGGCGGAGCAAATCGTTCAGCGTCTGGCAGAAGCCTTTGAAAATGATGATTTAGAGAGTTTACAACAATGTTATTTAACAGGGTATCACTATGAACAAGATGCGCAGAAACGCACTTGGTACATTGCGAATCTACAATATCAAATTACTTATGGGCAGGAGGAATAATGGCCACACAAACTACGCCTTTCCAAGGCACAAAATTTTATATCGGCATTGGCTTAGAAACGAAAAAGGCGATTACTGCTTGTAGTATTAGCCCCAATGCCACCATTACCGCTACCGGACACGGTGTGAAAGCCGGAGATTGTATCAAAATCAGCGGATTAGGCGCATTAGACGGTTATTATCCGGTGAAATCGGTACAAACTGATGTGATTACTTTAGCGGATGAAGTGGATTGGTCAGCACAGGATAAACCGACCAATTTTGCGCAAGCACAATTGGAAAAAGTGCGTTGGTCTTCCAACTTTTGCGCCATTAAAAACATCGAAAAAGACGGCGACACACTGACAGAAGAAGATGTGACCACAATGTGCAGTGAGGGAACAGAAACCGAACCGGGCGATATTGAGTTTGGTAACGTAAAACTGACTTTCTTCTGGGCGCCCGCTACCGCAATGCAAGCGGATTTACGCAAGAAGTTCTACGGCAAAGAAACGTTCCCCTATTTGATAGTGTTCAAAAATAATCAGGGATCGCTTTACGGTTCTGGCTTTATTCAAACTAGCACCAATATCAGTGGTGAAGTCAAAGGCAAGTTTGAGTCAGGCGTCACCATTAAACAATCTAAACGTGATTATTTATTACCAGTTTAATCAAACGAACGTTCATCAGAAATAACCGCTTGTCGTAAGACAGGCGGTTTTTTTATATCTAAAAATAGAGGGCATTATTATGCAACTTGCTAACCCTGAAAATTTTAAACAGTTTGTACAAATTAAAGATAACAGCACGGTAACCACTTCTGAGATTGTGGCAAAGGTGTTTGGTAAACGACACGATAATGTTATTCGTGATATTCGGGCTATTTTGCAAGAGTGTGATGAAGATTTTGCAAACCTCAATTTTGAGGTTTGTTTTAAAATCAATGAGTTACAGAATGGGAAACCTACACCTTATTACAATTTAACTAAAAACGGATTCATATTACTTGTAATGGGATATAAATCCAAAAAAGCAATGAAAATAAAAATTTCATATATTCAAGCCTTTGATTATATGCAAGCGGAGTTAGCCAAAGGCACTAAGGGATTATTAGAACAGTATTATCAAGTACTTGGTGAACATAAGGCTGAAAAACAATTTGCAAGCCTCTGTGGACAAGGATTAAGTCAATGGAAAGAGAAAAAACCTTTACTTGAAGCAACACTTCGATTATTCGAAGACAAAATGCAAATTGAACTCCCACTTTTGAATAACTAATAAGGAAACGAACAATGAACAAAGGCACTAAAGCAACCTTACTTGCGATTAAACCCACATTGAAACCCTTTGAACTCAACGGCAATACCTACTATATCCGTTCTTTTACTGTAGGTGATGTAAACCGTGAAGTGTTTGAATATCAAAATTGGCTGAAAGCTCAAGCTATCGCACAAGGTATTGAACTGAATCTGAATGATGAAGATGTACTCGCCAAGCAGCTTGAACCTATTGCCGATAAATACCGCCTTGCGCGCAATCTTGCTATTAAATTATGCGATGAAAAAGGCAATAACTTATTCGCCCCTGATAATATCGAAGATTTAGAAGCCATTTTAACCCTTGATGACAGCGTACTCACCGCTTTTAATCAAGCTGAAAATGTAGATACCCCAAAAAACTTACCGCCCGACGCAAGTTCCAACTAACCCTCTCCCTTGCGTTGGGTAAAACGCTATCAGAAATCGAAGCAATGCCTGAAAGCCACTTGCAAGAATATGAACAATTCTATCAAGAACAACCGTTTGGCTTGTGGCGCGAAGATTACCGAACCGCACAAATTGCCTATCTTTTAGCGGCGATTAACAGTGATCCGAAAAAAGACAGCCCAAAACTCACCGAGTTTATGCCGTTTTTTGCAGATCAAAGTGCGGTGGAAAATAGCCAAGACTTTGATGATGGTAGCGAGATGTTTTTGGCACAGAGGTAAGCAGATATTGAGAAAGTAAATTTCACAATCGCTAGTCTAGATTTGAAAAATAAAAATATCATATATAACTCTTGAGTTATGATTGTCGGCTATGCTATAGTACAAATTATAAATTAAAGGTTATGAATATTTTTATGTTTGAGTTACTTTTTCACCCTGAAGCGATGGAGGAGATTAAAGCGTTATCGCCAATAATGCAGGCTAAGGCGTTGAATGCACTTGATAAACTTGAGGAAAAAGGAAATCAATTGCGTTATCCGCATACTCGCATAATTAAAGATGGTTTATTTGAGTTGCGAGCAGGAAGTAAAGATATATCAAGGACATTTTTCGCTTTTGCTGTGGGGAAGAAAATTTATATTTTGCGTACTTTTGTGAAAAAATCACAAAAAACACCAGCAGCAGAGATTGAACTCGCTTTTAAACGATTGGGAGAAATGACAGATGAAAGTACAAGCCGTTAGTTATAAAACTGTAAAAGAGACTTTGTTAAAAAACAAAGAAACCAAGGCACTTTATATTCAAGAGAAACGTATTGAAGAGTTACAAGCTTTACTTGTAGAGTTACGACAAAAAGCTGGGTTGACTGTATCAGAAGTTGCAATGAGAATGGGGGTAAGCCAGCCAGCAGTCAGTAAATTAGAGAAAAATGCTAGCCGTGCGTCTTTTATAACATTGCAACGTTATGCGAACGCTTGTGGAGCTGAGTTGCATGTTGGGGTAGGTAGATAAGATAAGCATTTTCTTTGCTGAAATAGATTGATATGGTGTTTCAGGATTATTCAAGATCTACATTTATCCCGTGAGGAGAAATGGAATAAATTATTTGGTAGATAAACTGATTACTGCTAAATTTAATAAAGATAGGGTGGAAATATGATTGATTTCATTAAATTTTGTGCCAACGTTTTCTTTTTTATGGTTAGTATATTTGGGATCATCTTTCTACTTTTTGCTGTTGACTTTATTTATATCCTTATCTTTCTTGGCATATTTTTCACGATTTTTTTAGTGCGTTTAGTGATGATGTTTATTGAGGTAGATAAACGTTATAAGAACTTGGAAAAGCAGAGAAAAGCAAAGAAACCTGTAAAATATATTATTATTAAATAAGGCTTTTGATTGTATAAATTGTATAAGAACCCGCTTAATGCGGGTTTTTTATTGGGGGCATTATGTCATTAGGTAAGTTAAATATTAATTTGAGTTTAGAAACAGCTGAGTTTCAACAAGGGCTGGATAAGTCTTCTCACCAAGCAAGAAAATTTATCAAATCATTTGAAACAGATTTAGATAGAGCTAAAAATAGTGCTAAACAATTCTCTGAACGTACAGCAAAATATTTAAATAATATAGAGCGAGCAGCAATTTCAATTAATAAGACAACAAGTCGACATTTTTTGGCTAGCATTGGCAGTTTTGCAGCAAGTCATTTATCTTCTGCCGCTTCCAAAACATTACAATACGCTGACAGCTACACTGAACTACAAAACCGTATGCGGTTAGTCACAGAAAGCACTATTCAAATGGTAGCGGCGACAGAGTCTGTTTTCGATATTGCCCTAAAAACTAATCAAAGCCTAAATGCTACTTCTGAAGTTTACCAACGTTTCGCAAAAAACGCTAAACAGCTCGGCTTATCACAAGCGGATGTGGCATCACTCACAGAAACCGTTTCTAAAGCGGTGGCGATGTCTGGTGCAAGTGCGGCATCTGCTGAAGCTGCATTAATGCAATTTGGGCAGGCAATGGCAAGTGGTGAATTGAGGGGAGAGGAACTCAATTCCGTAATGGAACAAACGCCGGGGCTTGCTGACGCAATTGCAAAAGGCTTAGGGATTACTACTGCAGAATTGAAAGCAATGGGAAAAGCTGGAGAGTTGTCGATTCCAAAAGTGATTGAAGCATTAAAAAAAGCGAAAGATTCTGTAGATAGTGATTTTGAGAAGCGTGTTATTACAGTTTCTCAGGCATTCACGAATTTAGAAACACATATGGTAAAAACCATTGGCGAGCTGGATAAAGCCAATGGAATTACTGGAATGTTTGCAAAAAGTATTGATTTTGCGGCGAATAATCTTGATAGCTTAATTAAAATCACCGGTGCTTTTGTTGCTGCCGGTGCTGTTGCTTATATTGGGCGGTATGCTAATGGAATGTTGGTAAGTGCCTATAATACCGCTAAAAATACGCGTGAACATTATAGTTCAGTAAAAGCGACCTATGACAGTATTAGAGCGAAACGCTTGGAAATGCAAACAATGCAAGCGGTATTGGCGGAGCAATATAAGGCAGCGCAAAGCGAACGTACACAATTTGCCTTGCGTGAGCAAATGAAAGTGCAATCGCAACAGATTATTGCATTGGCAAAACAAGAGGCACAGGCGAAACGAGAGCTTTCTGTCGCAAATAGCTTAGTTACTAAAGCGAGTGGTGTATTAAAAGGCGCATTGGGTTTACTGGGCGGACCAACCGGTGCCGCAATGTTGGCAGGAAGTGCCTTGTTTTATTTCTCAATGCAGGCAAAAGAAGCACAGCAAAAAGCATTGGATACCGCAAGTGCGAATGAAAGATTAAGAGAAAGCTATGATGGCTTAAGTGCCAGTGCCTTATCGCTAAAAATTGCAGATCAGCTAAAAGATCTTGAGAATTATGAAAAACAGATTACGAGTGTAGAGGCGGAAATTTCAGAAATTCAGACAACGCATTGGCAGTTTGGTTTGGAATTATCAGAGAAAAGCAAGAAAGATTTGGACTTGCTTAGAGATAAGTTACAACAGATCAAAGAAAATCAGGATATTGATTTTTCCGTGTTAAAAAATCAAGTTATTCAATTAGGTGTGTTATTTCTACAAAGCGGGAAAAGTACGGAAGATTTTGCACGCAAACTGAAATTGATGGGAGTAGATAGCAAGCTCATTAACGAGGCTCTTGCGGAGTTGCCGAACAAACTCAAAAACACGACCAAGGAAACAAAAACAGCGGAACAAGCTGTGTTAGACTTAAAAAAAGCACAAGAAGCACTGACTAAAAAATCAGATGATCTAAGAACAAAATTAGAGGTATTAAGGCTCAAAAATCAAGGGCACGCCAAAGCCTCATTTGTTTTGGCAGGGCTTTATGATGTGCTTGGTGAAAAAGGGGCTAAATACTCAGAAGTCTTAAATGCAATTGCAAGAGGGGATGTGGCAGCGGCTGAAAGTGCAGCAAAAGCGATAAACCTTTCCGCAGAGCAGCTTAAAACAATGCTGGCTATGGGCAAGGAAATTGGTCAATTATTCAGTAGCGATCAAGAAACGCAAACACTTGAAAAAGAGCTGAAAGTAAAAGCAAAAGGTACGAAAACAGACTATACCAAACAATACACCGATCAGCTGACCGAAATGCAAAACCGCATTGCGCAGCTAAGGGCTGATACGAATGATATTAAGCTGTTCGGTGAACCAAGCCAGTACCAAGAGTTTAGTAAACTACAACAAGACATCACTGCCAATGCGGAAAAATATGCGGCCTATGGTGTGGAAGGTGTTGCGAAACTGAAAGAAATGGCGCGTCAAATTGATAGCGAAACGCAGAAAAAAGCGATTGCTCAGTTCGGTATCAATAACAACAAACAGCTTGATGCAATGGAGTTTGAATTAAGTCTGTTGGGAAAAACACGTAAAGAGCAGGATTTAATTCAGTATAACCATCAATTAGATCTGGAAGCCGCACGCCTTAAAATCGGGATGTCAAAAGAGAATGCTGCACAATTAGATGCGGAAATTATCAAGCTAAAAGCGCGTAGAGCGGAAATTGAAAGACAAAAAGCATTAGCACAGTCTAATCCGTTGCTCGGTTTGCAGGATGGCATCGTGAAATTTGGGGAGGCTGCCAATAATGTGATGGCGAATGTTTCACAGATTACACAAAATGCCCTTGGCGGAATGTCAGATGTGTTAACCGATTTTGTATTGACAGGGAAAGCAAATTTTAATGATTTAGCACAGTCGATCATCAAAGATATTAGCGCAATGATTATGAAAATGATGGTGTTCAAGGCGCTTGAGTCCGCTTTTGGTGGCACGTCTTTTGGGAAATTGTTGGGCTTTTCCCAAGGGGGTTTAGTCGGTTTTGATAACGGTGGCTTCACCGGTTTAGGCGGTAAATATACGCCTGCGGGTATCGTTCACAAAGGCGAATATGTTATTACTAAAGAAGCGACATCAAGATTGGGTGTTGATTACCTTAACTTCTTAAACTACGGTACCCGACGAGGCTTTGCCAACGGTGGCGGTGTTGCCGTGCCGAAAGTGCCAATGGTGAAAGCCAAAACACAAAATGCCAATGTCAGTATCAAAGTGATCAACAACGGGGAGCCGGTGGATGCCAAAGTGACGCAAAAACAGCAAGGCGAACAGTTGCAAGTAACGGTGGAGTTAATGCGAAAAATTGCTAAACAGGAGGCAAGCAGTATGTTACAAACCAATTTTAGAGCCGGAGGAGCCTTTGCCTAATGGAAACGTTTAAATGGTGTGTGCGGCCAAAGCTCACAATTGAAAATGAACCACGCCGCAATGTGGTGCAGTTTGGCGATGGTTATGCTCAGCGTGCCAAAGTTGGCATAAATAGCTTGCTGCGGCGTTATCCGGTTACGGTAAAAGTGAAAAACAAGGAACGTTTGGCAGTGGATGCGTTCTTGGCTCAACACGGTGGCGTTGAGCCTTTTTATTTTAATGACCCGTTCACAAAAAGTCGTAAAAAAGTGGTGTGCGGTCAGTGGCGCATTGAAATGAACCAAACCTATAGTGAATTTAGTTGTGAATTTGAGGAAGTGCCATAATGCCACAAACAATGAGCAATGCATTTAAGCTGGAATTAAGCAAAATTGAACAAAATGCCTTGATTGAGCTGTACGAAGTGGATATGCGCAGTTTGCAGAACCGACAAGGTGAACAAGGCGAGATTTATCGCTTTTATGCCGGCACAAATGAACGTTATCAAGACATTGTGTGGCAAGGGCAAACTTATAAGGCCTATCCGATCAAAGCCGGCGGTTTTGAGTTAAACGGCAATGGACCGAGCAATCGCCCGACCTTAACTGTTTCCAATCTGTTAGGGTTAATCACCGGCATTGCCGTAGATTTTAATGAAGCGGTAGGGGCAGTGGTGCGGCGACGACAAGTCTATCTGCACTATCTTGATGCCGTCAATTTTCGTGAGGGCAATCCGCAGGCGGATCCAACACAAGAACTGGTCAGCCTTTATATCATTGAACAGTTAAGCAGTTTAAAACAGGATGTTGCTACCTTTACGCTAGCGTTGCCGACCGAAACCGACAATGCTTATCTGCCGGCGAGAATGATGATGGCAGACACCTGCGCGTGGATTTATCGTTCCAGTGAGTGCGGTTATAACGGTGCGCCGGTGGCGGATGAAAAGGATATGCCGACCGGTGACCCGAAAAAGGACAAATGCAGCCGTTGTTTAACCGGCTGCAAAATGCGGAATAATACCCTGAATTTTGGCGGTTTCCCGAGTATTAATAAGGTGAGTTAAAGGCGTTTATCCATTGGATTGTTCGCATATAACGGTTGAACATCAAATTGTTTATCTTGCTCTAAATGCCATAAGTCATATTGAGCTTGCATATTTAGCCATAAGTTCGGTGAAGTATTTGGCAAAAGTTTACTAAGACGCACTGCCATTTCAGGGGTAACGCTCGTTTTGGCATTTAAAATTCGGGAAAGTGTAACGCGTGTTACACCAAGTTTATCGGCAACCTCGTTGATTTTAAATTCAGAAATAATATCTCTTAATACTTCACCGGGGTGGGCTGGGTTGAACATTCTCATTGCTTACTCCTTAGTGGTAATCTTGATAATTGACAATTTCAGCATCGCCGTTTTCAAATTTAAAGGTTAAACGCCAGTTGGCATTGACTTTAACGGACCAATGTCCGCTTAAATCCCCTTTCAGCGGATGCAAGTTCCAACCAGGCATATCCATTTCAGCAACATCACTAACCATATTCAGGGTAGTAAGCAATAAATGGAGCTTTTGTGCGTGCTTAGGTTGAATACCTGCCGTTGATCCAGTTTCAAAAAATGCCTGCAAGCCTTTATGTTTGAATGAAATAATCATTGTCATCTCTACCTTATGTATAGCGAGATGATACATTAGTAAAGAATGAGTGTAAAGCCTTATGTTACAAAAATTAAAAGATCAAATCGTTTCTTACGCCCAATCCTGCGAGCCGCACGAAATGTGCGGTTTTGTCGTTTTTGAGGGCAAGCAACAACGCTTTTTGCCTTGTCGCAATGTAGCGGACGATCCGGAAAACTTTTTCGAGATTGCCGCAGAAGATTATATAAACGCCAACCATTATGACGGCATTGTCGCAATTGTTCACTCTCATCCGAACGGTGCGCCGGTTTTATCCACTGCCGACCGACAAATGCAGCTACAATCCGGTTTGGATTGGTGGTTGGTTTGTGATGATAACGTGCATAAATTTCGTTATATCAAGCCATTGTTAGGGCGTGAATTTGTTCACGGGGAAAGTGATTGCTATAGCCTGTTTCGTGATGCCTATATGTTATCTGGCGTGGATTTTCCCGATTTTAAACGTGCTGATGAGTGGTGGAATGAAGGGGCTAATTTGTATCTAGATAATATGGAAAAACACGGTTTTGAACAGGTGGATGTAGTACAACGTGGCGATGTTATTTTAATACAAGTAGGGGCTGACGTACCTAATCACGCTGCAATCTATTTAGGGGATAACTGGGTATTACATCACTCTCCTAAGCGATTATCAAAACGAGATTTATATGATGGTTATTGGCTTAAACATACACACAGCATTTGGAGATACCAACAATGGCAACAATTAAACTTTACGGCAATCTTAAACGATTTGGCACTGCCTTCGATTTAGCGGTGGAAGACACCGCAGAAGCAATCCGCGCCTTGTGCTGCCAATTGGTCGGTTTCCGGCAAGCCTTACAGCAAGGGTATTACAAAGTGCGGATTGGCAAACATCTGGTCACCACCGCATCGCTGGAAAAAGATATGCTCTACAAATTAAACGATAACGCCGTGGTGCATCTCACGCCGGTGATTAAAGGGGCGAAAAGTGGCGGTATTTTCAGTGCAGTGTTAGGTGTTGCCTTGATCGGTTTGGCATTTTGGAACCCATTAGGCTGGGCAGCGGTTGGCGGAACCGGGCTATTAGCCGGTGCGGCACAAATGCCATTAATGTTAGGTGCGGCAATGTTGTTGGGTGGTATTTCACAAATGTTAGCCCCTCAACCGAAAATGGGCAGTGTCGGCACGGAGCAGGAGAAAAAGCAATCCACCTCATTCAGCAATTTGGGCAATTTGTCGGCACAAGGGCGACCGGTGCCGTTAGCTTATGGGGAAATTTTAACCGGCTCACTCATCATTTCACAGGGGATTGAAACCTACAATGTGAATGAAGAGATGAAAAAGAAAACTGAACCGAAAAAAGGCTTGTTTAGAAAAGGATAAATAATATGGGTAAAGGTGGTGGTGGCGGACATACGCCGTATGAAGCGCCGGAAAGTGGACGCTCAAAGCAACGTATTAAAATTGTAGAAGTGATTTCTGAAGGAGAAATTCAAGGCTTAAAAGACAATGTCAAATCGATCTATCTAGATAAAACGCCGATACAGAATGCCAACGGCAGTTACAACTTTAAAAATATGGAGTTGCAAGGCACAATCGGTTCGCAAGATCAGGCGATTATGCGAGGTTTCAACACCTCAGAACGTGAAATTGGGGTTGGTGCTGAAGTGAAGCAAGCCACCGCACTGACTCGCACGGTGACCGATGCCAAAGTCACAAGGTTGCGTTTAACGCTTGGTGTACGCAGCTTATTTCAACAAAAAGATAACGGCGACACCGTGGCGGCGAGAGTGGATTTAGTGGTCACGGTTGGCCATCAGCAATATCCGGTCAATTTTAACGGCAAATACAGCAGCCAATATTTACGTCAAATGGTGATCGACAATCTGCCAGAAGTGCCGTTTCAAATCAAAGTGGAGCGATTAACTGCCGACAGCGAAAAACAGCGGTTACAGAATGTGACAATTTGGTCAAGCTACACCGAAATTATTGATACCGAATTTGCCTATCCGAACACCGCACTTGCCGGCATTATGTTTGATTCGGAGTATTTTTCCAACATTCCGCAGCGTAATTACTTGGTGCGTGGCATTAAAGTGAAAGTGCCAAGCAATTATGACCCTATTGCCCGCAGTTACAGTGGTTTATGGGATGGGCGTTTTAAGGTGGCGTGGACGAATAACCCGGCGTGGATTTTTTACGATCTCTTAACCAACAAACGCTACGGAATGGGGCAACGCTTAGGCGATTTTAACGTGGATAAATGGGCGTTGTATGCGATTGCACAATATTGCGATGTGTTGGTGCCGGACGGCTTTGGCGGCACAGAGCCACGAATGACCTGCAACTGTTGGCTGACAGAACAGCGACAAGCCTATGATTTAATCAACGACTTAGCTTCCATCTTTCGGGCAATGCCGGTGTGGAATGGGCAACAGCTCACTGCCATTCAGGATAGACCAAGTGATCCCGTGTGGACGTACACCAATGCCAATGTGGTCAACGGTGAATTTGAACGCAGCTACTCCGCGTTAAAAGCACGGCATAACATTATCCACGTGGAATATCTCGATAAAAACGATTTTTACGAGAAAAAAATTGAGTATGTGTCGGACGATGAGGCGGTGAAACGTTACGGTGCGAACGTGAAAAAGGTGACAGCCTTTGGTTGCACCTCGCGTGGGCAAGCCTACCGCTTAGGGCGTTGGATTTTAGAAACAGAAAAGCTGGAAAAAGAAACCATCACCTTTTCTGTCGGACGTGAAGGCTTAATGCACTTGCCGGGTGACATTATCCGTGTTGCCGACAATCATTACGCCGGCACCAATATCGGCGGACGTGTGTTGGCAGTGAAAGGGCGTGACGTGACGTTAGATCGGGAAATTGACGTAAACGGCGCAAGTTATTTCAGCTATATTAATGCCGAAGCGAAACAGCAGACTATCAAAATTCAAGCCGTTAATGGCAGCATTATCACCTTAGATAGCACCCCAACCGGCTTAACCGAATTTGGCGTGTGGTCGTTGGCAACCTCGGCAGTGCGTGGCGGATTGTATCGCGCGGTGTCGATTAGCGAAAATGAAAACGGCAGCTACACCATTACTGCCTTGCAACACGAACCCCAAAAAGAGGCGATTGTTGATAACGGTGCGCATTTTGAAGCAGTGTCGAAAACATTATATTCCGCGCCGCAACTCACCGATGTGGTGATTAACACTGCTAGTGGCACAGGCGCGGTGATCAATGCGGAAGTGACCGCCGGCAATGCGATCATTACACGTTATGATATTTTGATTTATCAAGGCGAAAAGCTGTATCAAAGCTATATTGGGCAAAAAACGGCAGAAGTGAAATTAGATAATCTGCCGAATGGCAATTATAGCGTGGTTATCATTGCCAAAGATGATAAAGGTCGAGTATTAAGTGAAAAGACAAAAACCTTTACCATTGACCGGCCACCGATTCCGACCGGTGTTATGGTCAGTGGCGGCATTGAAAACATTCTGATTGAGTGGGATTATGTGGATGAGTTCACGCAAACAGAAATTTATTTTGCGACCGAAGACGACTGGATGGCGGCAAAACGCTTAGTGAAAGTGAGCGACAACCGAATGTATGCGCACACCGTTGCACCGAACAGTGTCTACTATTATTGGCTGTGTCATACACGTGGACAAAATGTGGGGCCGCTGTACCAAATGCAAGGCTTGCGCGGCGAAACCAGTGCCGACATTGAAAAAGCCTTGAACGAATTGCAACAGGAGCTAAGCGAAAACGTTGTCAATGAGGTGATCGACACCGGCTTTGCCGCACGAGGTTTGGAAGCGGTGAAAGTAGTGGAAACGCTCGGCAATGTGGCGCAGTTTCAACAGGTTAACCTGATCTACAATTTAGCGGATAAACGTTTTTACACTTGGAATGGGCAGCGTTACGCCACGATGGAGATTGACAACATCACGCCGGATCAAATCAATGGCGTTATTCCGGCGGAGAAACTCGCACGCATTCCTACACAACAATTAAGTGGCACCCTCAGTGCCAGCCAAATCGCTAGCAACAGCATTGGCACCAATCACTTACAGGCGGCAGCAGTCGGCACACAGCAGTTAAGAGCGAATGCCATTACTGCAGATAAACTGGCAGCCAACAGCGTGACCACCGGCAGCATTCAAGCTGGTGCGATTCGGGGAACACACATTGCCGCCGGTGAATTGACAGCGGACAAATTGGCGATTGGCTTAGGCGGCAATCTGCTCTATAACCCGATTTTTGCCAACAATGCGGACGGCTGGTCGTTATATCAAAACACGAATGTGGTCAATGCCAACAGCGGCATCCATATTAACAACAACAGCGAAGGCAACTGGCAAGGCAAAGAGTATCTCGCCGGTGAAAATCAATACCGTTGGCAACCCTCAATGAAGAGTGCCACTTTGCCGGAACAACGCTTTGGCGGCATTTATCAAGATATTAAATTGGTTGCCGGCAACTGGTATCTGTTATCCGGCTTTGTGGCGGCTCGCCGAGGCTATGTGAGTGTGAACATTGAACCTCAAAACGGACTGAAGATTGCCAATGTTAGCCGGAGTTATAGCGGTGCCGGTGTTGGCGACACGTCAATGTCCAGTTATACCAACGGTTTACAAGACACCACCCGCATTTGGATGAAGTTTCAAGTGACTGCCAGCGGCACGGCACGCTGTATTTTCGATCAGCATAAAAAAGCCAATGTGGGCAGCACGTTCACCGTGTTACGCCGCCCGATGCTTGAAGAGTGTACGCAATATACACGCGCACCTAGCCCTTGGCGCCCGACCGGTGTGACCGTGATTCACGGCGGTTCGATCAAAACCGGCACCGTGATTGCGGAGAAGTTGGCAGCCAACTCGGTCACTTCGGAGAAAATCACTGCCGGTGCGGTCAATGCCAGCAAGATTGCGGCAAACGCCATCACCTCAAACCATATTGCCGCAAAAACCATTTCTGCTGATAAGCTCAATGTTTCAAACTTATCTGCGATTAGTGCGAATTTGGGCAAAGTGACCGCCGGCACAATAACCGGCACACGCATAGAGGGAAACACCATTCAAGGCGGCACCATCAACGGCACCACGATAAATGGTACCACCATTAATGGTGGCATAATTCGTGGCGCAACGATTGAAGGGGTCACGGTACGAGCTGAGAATATTATCGGGGATGTGGTGAAGGTTTATAGCAGTAGAGTTATCGAAACGAAGCAGGGTAAAGCACCTTTTGAACATTATAGCTACGCTTATCCTAATATTGTTATTCCGGCAGCAAATCGCACACGTAGCGCGGTTATCTCGCCTATTGTTCTAGTGGCGGCGGGTAAAAATGGTTACTACACCGCAAGAGGCGGCGATAAAGAGACGTATCATCCTCCACGATCGAGTTCAAAAAGCCTCACCATATTGGTAAATGGTAAAGAGTTGGTGAAAGGAACAGCCTACACGCCGAACGCGGAGGTATCCACTACAGTAATCTCTGAATCCTTTATCATTCCTGTCAATCAGCACACGGTCGTTTCTTTCAGAAATGGTGGAAACATCGGTGGCTCGATTACGTTATTTGTGCAGCAGGTTTGAACACCTTATCACCCTAATCTTATCATCGTCACAATGTTGCGCAATCAGGCACAACATCATCACGGCGATTTTTATTAACTAAAAAAGGAAAACACAATGACAACATTTAATAAAATCTTAAAACCCGTTTATTCAGCTATCGCCAACTATGCCACCTCAGATGATGGTGCTATTAATGCCAAATATGTGCTTGGTTTTGGCGAAGATAGTGAAGGCGAACTCATCGACTTTGTGCCGATGATTAGCGAATATAAATATATCGATCCGGAGGCGGCAAAAATGCTGACGGAAAAACCACTTACGGAGGAAGACATTGGCAAAACACCGAACGAAATTATGCTTGTTCGCATTTATCAGCATTTAAAAGCCACCGAACAGATTGTGGCATAGATTGTGGAAAATCAAATTAAAGCAAAACCCAGTCATTAGGCTGGGTTTTTTATTAGGAGAACTTATGGATATTAAAGATCTTAAAATTTATCGAGGTGATGACACGATTTTCACTGTACGAATTGAAGCCTTACCTAATTTTAGTTTGCAAGAGGCTGAATTAAAAATGACGCTGAAAAGTAACGTCGGAAATGAAACGCTGACATTATCCAATGAATCAGGTTCAATTTTGGTGCTTGATGATTTCACAATGCAACTGATATTCAGCCATAACTTAACAAAAAATGTTAAAGCGGTACGTTGGCGTTATGACTGTCAGATGCGAAAAGCAGGGTGTGTGCGAACCTTATTTGCAGGCAAAATAACCATTGAACCTGATATTACGGAATAACTTTTTAAAGAAACTATTTTAACGATTCAGGAGATTTAAATGAGTAAATTGAATTTAGAAATCAGTAAAAACGAGATTGAATTACAAGTCAGTATTTTACCTGGTGAAATTTTTCGTGGAGAGAAAGGAGAACAGGGTGAAAGAGGAGAGACAGGTGAAAGAGGTATGAACGGGAAGTCAGCCTATGAAATTTGGCTGGAAGCTGGACATAGTGGCACAATAGAAGATTTTTTGAACTTCATTAGAGGTGAGAAAGGAGAAAAAGGTGAAGATGCTTTAGATTTTTTCT